GAATCAACCGCCTCACATCTGGCCGCCGCTGGACTTGATGCCACGGCTTTTCTGGGACATTCGTCCGATCGTATCACTCGGCGTAGTTACCTAGATCCTCGCGTGGTCGACGCTCATCGCCCCAAGGCGTGGCAGGCCATGCCGCGAATCTTTAAGCCCGATGACCACGAGCCGCCGGCTCGCACCGCGTGAGCCAGTAGCGTCCCCGGACGGGTCCGGAGTTGCGATCCCCCGCGTCCATCCTTGCGGGTTGTGCCGGCCAAGGCCAGACTGCCGCCATGCGGATCGACACCGACGACTACGTGACCTGCACGCACGCCGCCGAGCTGGCCGGCGTGTCGCGGCAGTGGATGCGGCGGCTGGCGGAGGACGGGAAAGTGCGGGCGGTCGTGATCGACGGCTTGCTGTTCGTGCACCGAGCCGACGCCCTCAAGTTGTCACGTGACAACGGCCGATGAGTGTGTTGTCACCTGACAACACCACAGCCAAGGAGGGCTACCATGTCGATCACAGTCTGGCTCGAGCTGCTGCTGCTCGTCGCTCGAATTCTGTCCGCAGGCGGCGCCTTCTAGGCTGCCCTCGCCCTGACCTGGAACGCCAGCCGGCGGATGCCGATCCGGTGCTCGGTGGACGTAAACCACAGGTTTGCCACCTCGACGACGCAGGCCAGCACGATCAGGTTGACGGCCTCGGCTGCCTCGTCGGTCTCGCACCGCAGCTCGAGCACCTCGCGGACCTTGGCAGAGATCACGCCGATAGCGTCCAGCGCCTCGCGGCCGGCGCCGGCCGCCTGCGCCCTCCTGGCTAGGTCGGCCATGTGACGCTCGGGCCAGTGCACGAGCGTGGCGTCGACGATTGCGGCTACCTCGTCGGGCAGTTGCAGGGCAGGGCCGCCCACACGGTGCCTTACTTCCGCCCGCAGCCAGGTCAGGTCCATACCCGCGACGTCGCCCACGGGAGCCTCCAGCATCATGGCGTGGCCGGCTTGCCAGGCGTGGGCGACGCCGCAGGCATCGGCGCTCGTGGCCGCTTGCACGGACACGAGGCCGGGCACGGGCATGGCGTCCTGTGCCCGTCGCCGTGCACGATCACGCCGGTGCCGCCGCAGTCGCTGCAGCACTTCCCGTCCGGCGGAGCCGGGTCGGGCGGCACATCGGGCGACGTGACCATCGTGGCGCGTGCCGCAGCGATCGACGCAGCCGCGCGTGCCGACTCGCGGCCGATGTCGGCCGGGTCCGCGGACAGCCACGTGAGGAACCAGATGATCCAGCGCCACATGTGTCACCACCCTCGTCCGTGATCGACCGCCACGTAGCCGTCGGAGCCGATGTGCGAGCGGATCTCGGAGTGCTGCTCGGCCGGCGGCTCCTCGACGAACACGGCCACCCACAGGAGCGACTTGGCGGCCCGAGCGATCCACCGCAGCACTGGGCGGTCCTCGAGCGGTTTGGGCTCGCGGGACGCACCGGAGCCGGCGTACCAGCCAACCGCCACGGCGATCACGACCATGGCCACGAGTCTGTTGCGGTCTGTCATTGGTCACCCTGAGGTGGAGGCTGGAACCAGTCGCCGTTGTCGATCTGTCGGTACGCGAAACCGTCCACGCTGCCGATCGCGTAGGAGTCACCCTGCGCGAGAATTCGCTGGACGGCCGACTTCTCAGCCCAGAACGTGCCGTCTGGCTGGTCAGGCGGGAACTTGCCGCCGCCCACGTAGTTTCCCCATGAGTTGCAGACGAGGCCACCCGTGCGGTTGCCGAACCGCACGCCGATGACGCACATCTGGTGCATCCACGTACCGGACGCTGCACAGAAGCCGTCGGCGTCGCGGTTGCCTGAGTTAAAGCCAACGGACGACGCGATCGTGACCGGGTAGCCCGAGGTCACCGCGGCTACCAGCTCGTCCCACGTCTTGACGGCCACCACGTGCCGGCATGGATGCCGCTTGGCTCGCGCGTCGAGCTTGCCGTCGTCGCCCTGGCCGCCGCAGCCGTACGCTCCCCACGCCTTGGCGCGGGCCTTGTCGTATGCCCGCAGGTCGTGCCCTAGCACGTCCTCGCGGTACACGACGCCCCAGTCACGCAGCCAGCGGGCCGCTCCCCATCCGGTGGCACCGTCGCTCCACCCGCCAACCGGCGACCGACCGGAGCCGTCCCGGCCGCGCGCCTCGACCCGGGCACCGCCGTAGATCGCCTCGCTCGCCGGCATCTTGGGAGGCTCGGCCAGCTTGCCCGTCGCCCAGTCCACGGCCTCGGCGCAAAAGACCGCGTGCATCGCGCCCCAGGCTATGCAGTCGCCGATTCCTTGCTTGCCAACGACGAACGGCGTGCCGTACCGGGCGCGGTGCGCCTTGTCCATCTGCCGGTACAGGAACGTGTCGACTGGCACGGCCTGACGCATGGCGTCGGCGCCGGCCTGGGCGAAGTAGGGCTCGGGCAGCTCCTCGAGGAACCTGGCGACGCCCTCGGGGTCTGGCACGTAGCCGGTCAGGATCGCCGGCTGGCGCACCTCGCCGGCCGCCCACCAGAAGGAGAGCAGGAGCCAGACGACCAGTGCCGCAGCCGCCACGAGGCGCCACGGATGCTTGGGAGCGCTCACCTGGCGGCCTCCGCGGCCCGGGCGACCTCACGGTAGGCCGAGATCCACTTTGCCTTCTGCTCGGGCGTGAGCGGGCCTCCTGCGGTGCCTGCGACGGTGTTGAGGTAGTCCTCGATCGCCTGACGCGCGAGCGGGTGTTTTGCCCCAAGCGACTCGCCACGGCACAGGAGGACGCGGCTGCGGACCCGCAACTCGTCGAACGCCACGCCGGTACGGATGAGCGGCTCGGGCTGACTGGCGTCCCACTCGATCTCGTTGGCCAGCTCGGTGCACAGGGCGGCGACGAGCGCCGCGTCACGGGCAGCGTCCGGCCCGACAAACTTGCCGCGCAGCGTCAACGCCGCCGGGTCCGGGGCAGGGGACGGCGCCGGCGTGGCCGGCGAGCTGGCGACGTACGACCACGCGGCCGCCGCGACGAGCGCGGCTGCGGCCAGGTGGCGGCTGTCCAGCTGCGGCCACCGCCATTCGTGGTAGTGAGCCTGAATCCACGGCCAAGCGAGCGCCACGGCGGCCACGGCGACGAGCAGGAGCGGCATCATTCGGCGGCCCTCGTGAGCGGCAGGACGATCTCAATGGCACCGCTGGCGATCGCCAGCACGAGCGCCCGTATCGCTGGTCGGGCGAGGATCCAGACCGGCCAGACGACGACCGGCACGGCCTTGTCCGCGAGCTGGTCGAAGAGCGCGGCCACGGCCTCGAGCACAAGCGCCTTTTTCTCGGCACCGCTCATCCCGAGCACCGCGTCGAGGGTCTCGACGGACAGCCGCAGGAGAGCCACGAGCAGCTCGCCAAACTCGGCCCACGTAATGCCGCCGGCGGCCTTGGCCTTGGCGACCTCGAGGAACGCGGCGACCTGCGCCATCAGCGTGGCCTCGCCGCCTGCGGCCATGACAGGTGCGTCGGAGATCATGCCTTCACTCCTGCCAGGACGATCTCGTACGTGGCGGACGCCGCTCCGCCTTCGATGACGATGTTGCCGCTGTCGAACCACTTGTTGGTCGGCGCGGTTCCGGCGGTCCACAAAAACACCGCACCGGGCGGCAGCCCGCAGTTGGTGCCGGCGATGTCGTAGGTCAGCGTGACCGTCGCCGACTGGTTGCGGACGTAGATCAGCTTGACGCTCGCCAGATTGAGCGTGCCGGCCGTCCCGAAGACCGACAGCGGCAGCGCCGTCGTGTTGATCGTGTCGGTGGCCGAGATGCCGACGGTGCGCACGTCGCGCCAGTAGCCGTTGACCTGGCCGGCGCCGGTGCCGTTGGCGAGCGACAGCGTCTGCAACACAGACGCGGAGTCGGTGACGGTCGTCAGCGTCAGGTCGTCGACCCATGACGCCGCGAGACGCAGCTGCCCGGTGATGGTGAGGACGGGCGGCATCAGGTGGGTGCCACGGAGGTGCCGACGAGCCAGAGCGAGTACGTCACCGCCGCGGCGTTGGGGTTGGCGATGTACATGAGCTGGTTGGTCGACGTGACCGGCCAGGCGTTGACGTGATTGATCGTGAACCACTCCGAGCCCGGCCCGATCTCGGACGCGTAGGCGACGCTCGGCCGGCCCGGGTCGCAGCCGACGCGGATCTTGCGACCGCTTGTCGTCTCGGTGTTGACCACGCGCACAAGCCGCAGCTGGCGGAAGTCGTAATTGACGGTGACGCCGAGCGTGGTCTGCGTGATTGCCCGCAGGTCGATCTCTTCGAGCGTGTTTGCGGCGATGGTGCGGTTGGCCGCGTAGACCAGGTCCGCCTGCCGGCTGCCGCTGCCGTCAGTGATCGCGTACGTGTTCTGGTCGGTCTGCGCCGACACGGTCGTGCCGATGTCCTGGTCGACCGTGCGGCCCCAGATCATCACGGTCCGCATCGTCGCGGTCAGTGTGTCAGCCATCGAAAAGCCCCATCTCGATGGCCTGACGGGCGACTGACGGCTTGACGCCCAGACGGAACGCGGCCAAGGCGATGTCCTCGGGCGACAGCCTGGCCGGCTTCTTCGACGTGAGCTTGCCCCACGTCTGCTGCGTCGGCGTGTAGACCGCGGCCAGCGACAGAGCGTCGGACGGCGACGGGATCGCCTCGCGTTGGCCGCTGCGGTGCCGGTAGTGGGCGATCACGCTGCCGTCCTCCATGCCGTCACGGTACGGCAGGACGGCGGTCGGTCGGCAGGGGTTATGGCTTGCCCTGACGACACTCTTGATGGCACGCGGCGTAGCCTGCGATGTCGATTGCAGCGTCGTCCGTGGCGGCCGGTCCGCGCTGTCTGGCTACTTTGTCCAACACCATTACCAGTGCCCAATCCGCGGCTGTGAAAGTGGTTCCGAACGCGGCATTGACCATGGCGGCCGTGCGGGCGAAATGATCTGTTGGTGGCCCGTATCTCTGGTGGCGGTCATCGACTGCGGCAATCGCGTCGTCGAGTGTGCGTCTGGCTACCGACACGCCAGCGCGCTCCCGCGCGAGCCGTGCCGGCTTGGCGTCCTCGACTGTCTGCTTCCAGCCGGCGGCCGCCGCACGCAGCTCGGCCTCGCCTCGCAGGATGTAGTCCACCGGGATCGTGCGGCCGCCGTCGCAACAGGGCGCCGGGTCCGACAGCACGCTCGCCGCCGCGGCCTGCGCCGGCGGACAGCCCGCCAGCGACGCTGCCATGCCCTCGTGTCGTGCCGTCACGGCCGCCCGCAGGGCAGCGTTGTCATCGTCCAGTGTCACCGTCGTCCTCCTGGTGGTGGTCCAGATACGTGCATGCTCGACAGCCCGCCGCCGCGCTCGTACACGAACAGCTCCATCGCCTGCCTGTTGCCCACGAAGCCCTGCTGTGCATGCCACTCGTCCGGCGGACACAGGGCAGGAGCCACCCGCACGAGCACGCCGTCGATCGTCTCGATCGGCCGGCTCCACTCGGCGGATTGCTGGTGGTAGTGCCCGGTGTGGATCTCCCGGTAGGGGCACTGGCTCCACAATTCCGCCGCCTCGAGCGCCATGAGCTGCGGCAAACGCTTTTTGGCCCGGTGGCCGTGGCAGAAGCCGAGCAGGTTGCCGGCGTGGTGCAGGTACTTGCGGGGCGTGAACGTGTCCTCGACCCGCACCCTGCGGTCCCTGCGAAACCGCTCCTGGAGGATCCGCAGCCACGCCCAGGTCAGCGTCTCGTCGTGGTTGCCGTGAACGGTGAGCGTGTCGGTCGGGGCGATGTCGCCGGCCAGGTCCACGACCCGCAGCAGCTCGTCGGTGCCTACCTCGATCATTTTCTGGAGCCGGCCGTCCCGCTCGAGCGGCGTGCCGCTCGTCGTGGTGCCGCTCGGCGTGTCGTAGTGGTACACGTCACCGAGCGTGGCCACTGTCAGCCGGCTCGGACGCATGGATGCGGCGATCGACAGCAGCTCCTGCGACGCCTGGCGGATGAGCGTGGCCGCGATGCCCACGTCGTAGTCTTGCTGGCCTGTCGTGCGAGCCCACGCGTACTTGCCGAAGTGCGGGTCCGCGATCACGAGCACCGCCCAGCGGTCGCCCTTGACGACCTTGGCCTTCGGCCGGGTCGGCCGCACGATGTCGCGGCTGGCCGCTGCGATCATCGCCTCGACGACCTCACGCACGCCCGGGCCGGGTCGCGGCTTGAGCCGCACGAACACGCGAAACAGCTCGGTCACCACCGGCTGGCCGCTCGACCGGTCGACGGACATGCCCTCCCACTTCGTGGCCTCTGACGCCGCGACCTCGTACTTGGTCATGTCGGCCTCGATGTGCGCTAGCAAGTCCTCGACCGTGCGGATCGTGCGCGAGACGCTGCGGGCCTCGACGGTGTCTCCGTCGGTGCGCTGCGTGATCTGCTCGGCGTCCTTGCCCGACGGCACGTCGGCTGCCGCCTCGGCCAGGACGGCGTCGGCTAGTGGCTTCGTCGTCCGATCCACGCCTCGACTCCTTGGATGCCGCAGATGTCGTGGCCGAGCTTTTGGCACACGGTGACGATGGCACGGGCGAGCGCCCGCTTGTGCATTGGTACCTGGCCGACACGCCACCGATCACGCAGCTCCTCGAGCTGCCGCAGGTCGGCCTCCGGCAGCCGCATGTACCACGGCGCGTACCCGGGGCCTTTGTTCGCTGCGACGGCGAGCACCTGGTCGATGATCGACGGCGTGTCCTCACTCGTCACGTCGGAAGCCCTCCTGCTCGAGGACGGTCGTGAGCATGCCGGCAAACTCGGACACAGACTCTTCCGAGATGTCGGGCCACCTCGCGTGGATCAGCTCGTGGAGGAGCGTGTCGAGGTAGTCGGTGCCGGTCAGGCGGGAGTCGACCTGGATCGTGCGCGTGGCGTAGTCGCACAGGCCGTAGAGATTGCGCAGCCGCGCCCGAACGATGTGCCACTTGGCACCGGCGATCTCGATCGTCCGCTGTCGCCTCGCCATGACACCACCCTACCTGAGATGGGCGGCGGCCAGCCCCGGGTGTGGCGTGTCAGGAAACCGTGTTGCCAGCGTTGCTGGCGGCGCGTCTGGCGTTGCGTATGGAACGTCGCACGAGCAAGCGGCCGACCACGTCGAGAAACGGCAGGCCGCGTTTTTCCGCTTCTTCGCGGAGCCAGCCGACGATGGTGTCAATGTTCGCCTCGCACCACTCGCAGCCTTTGGCGTCCATCTGTGCGGCACGGGCGCGGCAAGAGCACTCCGACACGTGGCTGATGTAAAAAGGAAAACCAGACAAAAGTGACTTGAGCGATGAACCGGCGAGGCACGCAGGCCATTGTAAAAATAGTGCCGCCCGGCGGTCACTGCTTGCTGGTACACAATTACGCTTAAGCCGCGGTGTCGCCATGGCAACGCCACACGCGCTACATCGGCCATCTGTATAAACACAGTCGCTCATGGGCACGGTGGCTGTGAACTGAAACTAGGAACACCCTGAGCAAGCGACGAGCACGCGTTGTTTCCAACGGCCGGAAACACGTCTTCTCGGTTGGTGCCGTACACAAACTGAACGGTATCCACCGTTGACGATACATAACCCACACTGTTAAACACCAAAATTCCGGACTCCGAAAACTTATACAACGGCTGCCCGTTACGGTGTATGTTCAGGTCATCGGTCAGAACACCACTAAAAGCGCCTCCCTGCCGCGGCGGAGACAGACTTGCGACGGAGACGCCACTAGATGACGGGACTGCGGCGTATTGGTACTCAGCGGGAAACGCGCACCCCGCCGCGTAGCACCCGCGGCCGCTACCGGCTCCAGTTTGATTTAAGGCAAGCACAGTCTGTGAGTACAGACCTGCTAGGCACCCGCGGTTGACAGCTTGAGTTATTGGAAACATTCCAATCTGAGGACATTCCAACAAATCGTACTGGTAGGTAATGCCTCCAAGTGCGAGAGGCGGGGTGTGCGTGAGCGCGAACGTGCCACCACATCCACTGGACCAGTTGGCGTTGCTTAGTTCTTCCTGCGTCGGCGGTGTGGAACCTGGCACTGTTTTGACACGAACAACATTTGCCTGGATAGTCAGTCCGATGCCTTGTTGGATTTGACCGACAGGGTTTTGCATGAACACGCGAAGCGACAATTCGCTGTTCGTGTACGTGTATTCCGCAGTTGTGGCCGTTACCGCTACTGGCGACAACGAAAACAACCCGTCAGGCGGATACATTAACGCACCAGAAGAATAGTACGTTTGCCCGCTTGTATAGTTAGTGCCAAACACCACGCTTCCGTAGGCAGACGAGTTACGCGTGATGTCAATCTCTATGGAATCTGGAAACGGCGGCACGACACAGCCGGCACAACAAGGATTGCACGAACTGCCCAGCATCACGCACACTCCGCCGCAATCAATACCCACGTGCTGTCAATCAACGCACACGCCACCCGCCGCGTGCCGCTGGATACGGTGACGGTGGCAAAGTAGTTGGTTGCCGTGAACGTGGTTGCAGGTGATAGCGCCGTGCCGTCGCCGGCTTGTTGCGTCACCGTGGCAGTGGCGCCTTTGTTCCACGTTGCGGAGACGGTTCCCAGTCGCACGGTGCCCCTCCCTGCGCCAATCCGCACCAGTGCCCATTTGTTCGCACCAGTCCCGGACTCCTTGTAAATGATGGCCGCACCGTTTCCGCCGCTCTGCAGCTCGGCCGTCGACGCCTTCGGGCCGGCCGTGGCATCTGCCGCGTTGCGGACCTCGAGCTTGACCTGAACAAGGCCATCCACAGCCAGCCTGCCGATTGCGTTATTCGCGATCGGCTCCACGGCGACGCCGAACAAATCGTTGGTCGAGGTGGTTGGCGTGCTGCCCCTCAAGACAGGTGATTGCTCGTACTGGGCCGTGGCCGGCCCAGTAACGCCGGTTGGTGCGACCTCCAGCCCGGTGATCGCCAGCACGCCCCAGCGTGGCACGGTCTGGCCGCTGACGTTTTTGCACGGCAGTGCCGTGTACGGGGCGCTGCCATAGATCGGGCCATCTGCGTCGAACCCGTCGCGCTGGCCCAGCACGACGTCCGCCGCATCCTGCGCGCGGTTCCACGCGCCGGCCGAAAACGCCGTCCGCACAGGCTGCCCTGGCTCGACCCGGCCGTCACGACGAGTAGGCACTAGGTGACTCCGATTCCAAGCAAACTAAAGTCGGCCTCGGGGTAGACCTGATTGACGTACACGTGCGTGGGCCGCTTTAACAACGTCGCGTCGACCACTTGATCCCAGTACCTCACCCACAGGTACTCATGGCCCTTTTTCTCAATGCCAGTAATGCTGCCAATGGTGAGGGTCGGCAGCGTCGTGCCGTCTGCATTTGGTGACGCCACAAACTTGAACGAGAGCGACCACGGACTATTGCCCTTGTCCTCGTCCCAATCCTGTGAGCCGTTCGCCCCCATAAACAAGACCTCGCCGGCCCGGAAGCTACGAAAAGCCTGGTTGTTCGTAGTGCCTGTCAAGCTGGACACGATCTTGACGTAATCGTCAGTGATGTACTGGTGCGGCACGTCATAGTTTTCAGTCCATTGGAGCGCGGGGACGACAATGTCCACGCCTTGGACAGTGTCGCCGTCGACGCCGATTGCGCCTTGCTGGTCTGGTGCCGGCGAGTCTCCACCGACTGGGTATCGCTTCTCTTGCGACGTGGTGCGGCCGCCAAGGGCTGAGCCAGCACCATACGACGGCTGCTGCGAAATGTGCGTCGTTGCGCCGCTGGTGTCGAAGGACCTCGACCGACGGATCGGTTGGGGTTGCGTGTCATCGTCCGCGCCTCGGCTGACGTAGGTCACCGTCAGCTGCCACGCCTTGTCGCCGAGGTACTCAAGCGTGTAGCTCTCGGCTTGCAGCCTGTTCAGCGGCTGCCCGGGGTATTCCCAGAACATGTAGGTGGTCCACAGCGTCAAATTGACGTCTGCGTGCACCGCAAGGTCGTCGTCAGTGCCAAATATTTTCCACGACTTTTTGTACGTGTTTTGCGAACGCCTGTTGAGTCGATGGATGGTCGCCGACCGGCTTGCGCGGTCCTCGACCCATGTGTATGTCGGCATGGCTCTACCTACGTTGCGACTGCGTCTGTGCCTTGGTCGACCAGCTTGACTATGCCCTTGTCAATGGCCGTAAGCAGGTCGATCTGGCGCTGCGAAAGGCTTGATCCGACGCCGAGGCCGCCGATCGCAGCAGCCGAAAACGTGCCGGCTATGTCCGTGCGACTGCGTTCCTCGTTTTGCATTCCGGCTTGCATGGCCGAAGCGTCGGCCGGCTGTGAGTCGGCAGCCACGCTCGGATTCGACAGGTCCTCGGCCTGACGATTGGCCGCGTCGCGTGCCGGATTCGACGCTGGCGCCGGCTCGGCCCCTGGTGCTGGCTTCCTGGCCTCTGCAGCGGCCTTTCTGTCGGCTTCTCGCTGCTGTCGGCGTCGCTCGACACTGTCCGCGCGCTCCTGAACCTTGTCCTGTGCGGCATCTTGAGCCGCTCTCACACGACGGTCGGAGTCGGCCGCAGTTTGTTGATTCTCCTTGTCAGCCTGAGCCATCCTGCCTGCCACGCCTGGCCGGTCCTGTTCGCGCTGTCTGGCCCTAGCCGCCATCTCGCTGTCGACCTTTTCGTTTTCTTTGGCAAGGTCGTAGCCCTTTTGCAGAAAAGACTGCACGTAATTCCATGACTTTTGCACGGTCGCCACCATGGCATCCCAGGACGCCATGATTCCGTTCAAGATGTTATCCATGATGCCCGTGAGCACAGCGCCGACGGTGTTTGCTGACTGCACCACATTGCTCCACATCTGATCCCACACGACGTACAGCTGCGTGCCGGCCATCGTGAAAATGTTCAAGATGCTGTTTATCACCACCTCGACGGCACCGACGAGGTCGGCGTCGGCGACTGCGTCGCTTAGTGCAGACCAATTTCCGGTAAAAGCGACCAGACCAGCTACCGCAGCGGCGATCAGTGCAGGTATGAGCACGATCGGCGACATGAGCGCGCTCACCGTCGCGGAGACCACAGCAAGGCCGCCGCCAACGGCGTAGATCGCCACGCTCAAGCCGATAAATCCAGCCGTGAGCTGTGCGACCAGTGCGATCGTCTCTTGATTGTTCGACACAAATGCCGCCGCGCCTTCGGCGAACCGCGACAGCGTCACAAACGCCTGCGTCAGCGATGGCGACAAGGCTGATCCAATGGCGATGGCAAGTCGCTCGAGCGACGCCAACAGCCCGAGGCCCGTGCCGCTCAATCCGCCCATCGTGACTCCGAACTTGTCGGCAACCGACAGCGCGCCAGCCATGCCATCGCGCATCGCCGCAAAGCCATCGACACCTGCCGTGGTCAGCACCGCCGCGGCACGGATTGCATCCGATCCGAAGATCTGCCGGAAGACGTCGTCCTTGGCCGCTTGGTCCATGCCGGCCATGGCCTGATTGAGCCGGCCGATGATCTGCACCATTGGCAGCATCTTGCCTTCGGCGTCGCGAAATGAATCGACCGTGAGGTTGAGTCTTGCGAGCGCGTCAACGGCTTCGTCGGCGGGAGCCATAAGCCGTTGCAGCATCGTCTTGAGCGACGTGCCTGCATCGGAACCCTTGATGCCGGCGTTTGCCAGGAGCGCAAGCGCCGCCGACGTGTCCTCGATGGATTGGTTGGCGAGGCCGGCTACGGCGCTGACTTGTGACATCGCCAGCGCTATGCCTTCGATCGACGTGCTTGAAGCGTCTGCGGCAGCGGAGAGCGTGTCGGCGGCCTTGGCACTTGTGACACCGAACACGTTCATCGCGTCGGCCATCACGACTGCCGCCGACGCCACGTCCATCTGTGCGACCTTCGCGAACTGCACGGCGGCCTGGCCGGCACCGCCCAGAACCTGCTCGAGCGACACGCCCGCCTTGAGCAGCTCCAAAAATCCTTGAGCCGCCTGCGTCGGCCCGATGCCGAGAGCTGCACTCATGGTCATGGCAGCCGCTCGCACAGCGTCGAGCTGCTCGGCAGTCGCACCGGTCGACGCACGCATCGACAGGAGCACGTCTTCGAACCGCGATGCCGCGCCGACGGCGGCGACGACGGGAGCGGTTAGTGCGGCACCGGCGGCCGCCATCTGGCCGCCGACCTGCCGCAGGTTCGCCCCCATTTGGCCGATGCGCTTGTTGACCTGGGCGATCGTGCCGTAGAGCTTCGACGCGTCCGCGCCGATCTCGACGAACGCACGACCCATCCGGACTGCTGAAGCACTCATGTTCTCACCTTGTGCCAGTCAGGGCCGAATAGTGCGGCGATCTCCTCGGGCGTAGCCTGTCTGGCGGCTGGCCGACTCACGAAGGGGTGGAAGTCATGAGGTTTTCGTGCGGGCTTGCCTCTTCCACGGTGATTGTTGTGGTACAAGCAGATGAGGTTGGCCGTGTGCCACCAGTCGTGCTCCAGCCGCGCCGTGCGGGCGGCGATGAGCTGTCGGAGTGTCCAGTCTCCTGGGTGCACTCCGAGGATGCCGGCAGCTTCCCAGATTGTTCTCCAGACTTGACTGTCGTGACCATCGTTGCCAGATTCGCCTCCGCCTGGTCCAGCAGCTCGCCCGTGATTTCCTGCATTTTGCGGGCGAGAGTTGCGACCATCCGACGGAGGCGTTGGGGGAAAAAACTGATCAGTTCCTCCTCGAGCGACTTGGTCGCTGCGTCAAGGCAGTCACCACGCAGTCCGTCCAAAAACTGCTCCTTGGTCAGTTTGCGATCCTCGACCTGTGCAACCAGGATCGCGTAGAGCACCTCGCCAGTCGTGGCGTACTGGCTGCGAAGGACCTGCAGCGTCTGTGCGATTGATGCGATGTCGACGATGTCAAATGCTTTGGTCAGCTTTTTGCCGGTCGGCATCCCCTCTGCGTTCAGCTCGTCGACCGTGACAGTGACCATCTCTCGCACGCGTAGCGCAGCAAGCACTGTAAGTGCGAGTCTCCACGGCCGGCCCTCGTCGTCCTTGAACTCTTGCATGGTTACCTCAGACTAGCCCTCGTCATGCGAGCTTCCACTTGGTAGCTGGTCACACCGTCGAGCGGATTGGACTCGGACACGCTGGTGATGATTGCGTCGAAGGACCAACTGCCGACGCCGCCGCTTATGGCGACCAGTTCACCTGCCGTCAGCCTGGCTAGCTGGCACTCGGAGGACTCCAGCACCTCGAATGAGACAGAAGCGTCCCAGCCCGTGGAATAGGCTGTGGCATACCGGGAGCCGTATTCCTCGACGTCGAGCGTACGCGCAGTGGCGGTCCACTCGACGTTGCGCACGCTCGTGACGCTCGTTCCCACCGTCAGGGTGGCATCTTTGCCGAGCGTAATAGCCAAGCCTCACCCCCGCCGAGCGGTAATGGTGTAGGTCACTGGGCCGTCGATCGCCGCGTTCTCGGTTACAGACACGATCATGAAATTGCTCGTGAGCGAGTTGCTCTCGAGCGACGCGACCACGCCAGTCACGTCGTGGCACTCGATCTCCCACGTCTGCGTTTTGAATCCGGCATCAAATGCGCGATAGCCGGCTCCGCCGGTTGCGCCGCTGATGTTGCTGCGATTGCTGACATCGACGGCCTCACACTCTTCGGTGAACGTCGCCGAGATGATGTCCAAGCCAAACGGAGG